CCACCTTGAACTTGATCAGTTCCTATTTCGTGTTGATAGTATATTGTTCTACCTTCTGTATTACCTACAACATCAAAAGATGAATCATTGCCCGCAGTGTATTCTAATGCATGTGGATTACCAAATACTGCAGAATCTTCCCACATAGTTCTAGCTAGTGAACCAACAGTCCATACAGGTCTTTGTGGTGATGAATCAAAATAATTATAAGTAACTTGTCTATTAACAACACTAGATCCTGTTGTTGGATAGAACCATATAACTTCACCAAACAAGTTGTTTAATCCTGCTGACACCATTTGATTGCCAGATTCTAAATTTATATTATCAAATACAAAATCTTCTACTAAACAAGGTAGTGATTCTAATCTACCAGCATATCTAAAAAAGCCATTCTCTGACATCCAATATGCAGCACCATCAACTTCTACACATGCATTCTGTCCTGCAAGTCCACAGTTAGTTCCAACCTGTGCAAAGGCAAAGGTAAATGGTTGACCAACAAAACGTTGTGTGAACAACGCGGTATCAGTCCAAACATAGATTGCATCCCTACCTCTGATTGCTCCTCTGATCTGTGATCCGTCGGCCAGTCTCTGTGTACCGGCTGTATTGGTTGCTGTAGGTGTATATGTATTTATATCTTCTTGGTCCGAGAATCTAATAAACATATCATCTTGTGTTGTGGGTGTTCCAATAGTTGTTTCTGTTCCAAAAAATACTAAGTGTCTATCCGGTGTAGATACCAACATATGACGTGATGCTGTCGGTGCGCCAGATATAATACTAGCTCTAATAGTTTCTGCATTTGTTGCTGCAGAGTTCCATTCAAATACAGCACTGTCATGAATTAAACAAATTGCTTTGTCACCAAAATTATCTAGTGACCACATACCAGGCTCAAGAACTAAGTCACCCGATGCAGCTTCTCCCCATGCTACAAAGTTTGTTGTGCTTGTAACTGTATCACCTCCATTATGAGCTGCAGCAGTAGTTCCTCTAACTTCTCTAGTCACACCTGTTAGTTCATTACCAGATATACCTGTGTAAGATATTTCCTCACTGTTTATTTTTATAAAGTTTGTTCCTGTATCTGGAAACTGAGATACATCACCTAATATAATTCCTGTTGTAACAGAACTATTTATACCATTTGTTAAAGTTGTTGCAGGCTCACCCGCTACTTCACCACCCCATGATCCAAGTGACCAACCAAAACCTTGTGCTTGTACAGCTGGTCCTACAGGATAATAATGTTGTACTCTTACACCACCTGATGATGTTGCACCAGATCCTGACTCGTTTGCTGGCATTGTAATAGTAATAGTTGTTGAAGATGGCACTGTTGTTACCATAAATTTTTTATCGTCAAAATCAGATGCGCTATAATTAGAATTAGTTATTGAACTAAAATTATCTAATAAAATAATATCTTGTTCACCTATGTTGTGTGCAGAACCAAATGTTATTGTAACAGTTGCTGATCCATTAGTCGTGGTGAATGCACTTGTAAGCGTTGTTGTAGATTTAATAGGATGAATGTCATAAAATACACCACCTGAGTATGCATATAAAATTCTGTTAGTGCCAATGATTGCGTATTTTCTAGCTTTACTATTTACAAAATGATGAAGTCCTCTACCCGCACCAGTAAGAGCATCATCTCCTAATTGTTTCCAACCACCTATTTTTTCAGGGGTGCCATATCTAAACCTCACATTATCGCAGTCAGTCCATTGACCCTCTGCTCCAGTGGGTGTTATTTGTTTATTAATTCCAGGTTGAAACCCTATCTTCTGTAACATAGATCTCCAGATTATATTAGATTGCGTTGTATATCAACGAGTTTTGGGTATACCCAATATAGGTCTTTTATCATACAAATTGGTTTTTGCAAACCTTCCATCTGCATGATTATAGTGTAAAAATACTTGACCACATAATTCCCCTTCAAAAGGTTCTCGCCAGTGTTCTAATTCACAACCAGAATATATAAGCATATCTCCTGGTTTTAGATCTACTTTTACCCCTTTAGGTGCTCCAGGCTTATGTATACCTTTATACTCGTCTATGCCGTTGTTAGACCCTGTAGGATCGATAAATATAGGCCAAGGGTCACCACCTAGGTTTAATGTTGTAGATATTTCACAGCTAGGTCTATCTTTGTGTCTTTGTAATATATTACCTTTTCTATAGAGTCTTGTGTATGAATAAGTAGGTACTAACTTAAGTCCTGTTTTCTTTTGCATCACAGCTATAGTTTTAACTAATAATGTTTCCATAAGTCTATCACTATATTTAGCATAAGAGTTAGGGACTTGTGGGTCATTAAAATTACCAACTAAAGAATTACCAGCGTGTGTTACGTCATTCTTTAACATCCAGTAATCTGCTTCTGCAGATATTTGTAAATACCTGTAAGCTATATCGGCTACTTCTTTAGATATAGTATTACGTAAAACTTGATATTTATTTTTTTTAAAACTCATAGTTGTATAAAGTTATAAGATACAGATATTCTCCAGTTTTTTTCTCCTTTTTCTGTATTCATATTTATATCAACACCATGAGGAAGCCAAGATGGAAAAAATATCATTCTGCCTTCAATAGGTTTGTAAGCACAAACTCTCCACAATGCTTCTGGCATTCCTTCAACTCTTCTTGGCATATGAGTATTAGGTCCTGGTCTAGGATCTTCTAAAAATAATTCACCTGAATTTTTTGGTACTTTAATATAATATACACCTGACCACATTGAGTTAGGATGAGTATGAGTTTTGTTATAACTATAAGTAGGATTAATATTAGCCCACATATTACCAAGTCCTAGTTTACCTTCTATTCCATAATCTTTATTACACTCTTCAGCCATTTTAAATAATTCACTAATAAGTGGTTTATACTCTTTTCGTTTATCCATATCAGTTGGACTATGCCAACCAAAACCAGAGTTTGTTTTCTTTTCTCCTTTAGGTTCTGCTTTACGCCACTTCTTTATTTCTTTAAATAAATATTGATTAAGTTCTTTAGCATTAGGTATATCTTTAAAATATACGGGAGTTGGAAATAATATTTTTCTTTGTAGTTTCATTTAAAGGGTGGTCCTCCAAACCACATAACTAATGATTTTCTGATCCCCTTTTTAACAGGTGCAACTTTGTGTCTTAAAAATGATGCAAAGAATATTGCTTGTCCTTGTTTCAAGGATAGGGGTTCTTGTTGACCAGCGTCTGCAAATAAAAGATCTCCACCTGTAAACTCTGATGGATCTGATAATAACAATGTCATAGATATTTTACGTATTGGATTTTGACCTTGTTGACCGAAAGCATTTAGATCCATATGCCAATCATAAAAACCTTTCTTAGGATACACTGTAAACTGTGCGGGTTCTGTAAGTCTTACACCATCAAAATAGAAATGATTTAAATTTACAATAGATAATTGATTCTCAATAACTTTATACATTTGTGGTAGTTTATCAAAAGGTATCCAAGATATAGTTGTAATTCTTTTCTTAGTATCATGTTTACCTTTTTCTCCACCCCCAACTTTTGCTTGCTCTGGTGCACACTGATGACCAGCATCGATAATCATCTTACATTGTTCAGGTGTAAATATTGGTTGTGTGGTTGTGGCAACATAAGATTGCCATGTTGGCATTCGTGGTACTTGTGTCATTCGTTTTGCCCTGATCCAGTTCTTGAAGATACGGGGTTGTAATCAACATCAACATTACAGACTAATGTTCTTCTAACTTCTTTTGTTCCGTTAAATGGATAAACGCAGTGTCTCATGTCATATGGAAAAACATAAAAGTCTCCTATTTTCATATTAGGTGAATAATCTGTTTTAGAAAACTGACCATTAGCTGCGCCTATGATTTGTAGTCTACCGTTCATAGGTTTTGATTCTGCAGAATATTCTACACCTGTGTCTTTAGGTAATTTTAAAATCATCACAGAAGATAGACCTGTATAAAGTTTACCTTGATGTATATGCACAGGATTATATTCATGTGCTTTCATTTCATTAACCCAAATAGAGTTTATAGATTTTTGTGTTGGACCTATTTTATTCCAATCTGTGTAGTGATCAAAGATGGTATGAAACCATTTAAGTATATCTTGTGGCAAAAAACTATGTTGATGCATCTTATCGTTGTTAGGACCTGAATAATATAAAGATACTTCGTCTTCTATTTTACCCACCAATTGTTTATTAGCTTTTGGTAATTGTTTTTTTTGTTGTTCGTAGAGCTCATTGAGACCTACAAATATTTCTAAAGGGACTTGATATTTTAAAACAGTTTGCCCTAAATAGACAAAGTCAAACTTCATTTTAATTTCTTAGTTTTTTTACTATCTAAAGATAGTTTTTTTTCGTCAAGGCCTTTCTTTAAAGCCTCTAGTTGACCTAGTATATTAAACACTTCAGGTTGTGATGTACCAGGAGTTATTGTTTCTTTTTGTCTTTCAAATCTTAATAGATAAGATTTAGCTTGGTGTGTGTTTACATCTTCATCATCAAACGAACCATCATGAAATTCTTTTTTAAGCTTAGACCAAGTTGCTACTTCTCTCATTCTATGTTTAGCAACAAGTTCCATACTTGCTTTACCATAAAGTTTTTCTTCTAGCTCAACTTGTTTAAGTTCTTTTTCTAATGGGTCTTTTTCTTTTCTAATATCTCTCTGTAATTTTTTTATCTCGACCTCATTTTTTCTAGCATCAAATGATAGGTGAACTAAATTTTCAAAGTGTGTATTTTGTTCTCTAACAGATTGCCAATATTTAGCAGCTTGAGTTGGATATTTATTATCAGACAATACAGAGAATCTCATTTCTGTTTCTGTACGAAACATTTGTTTCTTCATCCATGTATCCTGTAACTCTGGAATTAATTTTTTAAAATTTTTAACATCATCCTTATCTAATATATTAGTTAAATACTTAGACTCGGTTTCTAGTTTAGTTGCAATATTACGTTTTTCTTTTGACATTTTTCTCCTTTATTATTTCTAATCTCTTTGTATACCTTTTTATAGAAAGGTCAAGTCTATGATACGGTTATATCAGCTAAAGCGTTATCTGCTGTAAATTCTTCTGTTACGTTTGTTTCACCGCCTGGCGCAGACCCACCATAAGCTATTGCACCAACTGCCGATCCACCATCACCAGAATTAAATCTGGCTGATGACATATCATTTTGTTCTGTCCAACTCGTACCATTCCAAGATTCTGTTACAGTTTTATAAGAACTACCAGCCAAACCTGCATATGCAAGTGCAAATGTTTGAGCTCCTGCACCAGCTATATAACCTCTAGCAGTATTTAAATTATTTACCTCAGTCCATGCAGAGCCATTCCATGTTTCTGTGTTATTTGTCATGCTTGGTTCAGGAGATCCTCCAAAAACTAAAGCACTTGTTTGAGTTCCTGACGAACCTAAAGCATATCTCGCTGAATTTAAATCCGCAATTTCTGTCCAAGAAGATCCATCCCAAGACTGCACTCTTCCATAAGGAGTTGTAGAACCTGGCGGACCAACACCACCAGACGCTATCATAGCAGTTGAAGTTCCTGAACCAGAGCCTGAACTTCTAGCTGCAGGTAAATCACTAACCTCAGTCCAGCTTGATCCATTCCAAGTTTCAGCCACAGTTAGATATGCTGTTCCACTATATCCACTAGCAACTATTGCTGCTGTATTAGTCCCTACCGTTGAAGAGCCATTCCTTGCAGTGTTTAAATCTGCAATCTCTGTCCAACTAGATCCATCATATTGTTCTACATTATCATAATATCCCGATCCACCACCAGGTGCAGGGTGATTACCACCACACGCCATGGCAGCAGTCTGCGTTCCTTGTGTTCCATGTCCTGGTGAGGTTCTTATTGTATTTAAGTTTCCACCACTTGCCCATGTTCCAGCAGGTATCCCAGCCGCTTTTCCAAAAGCTTTTAACGTTGTGCCTCCAGATAAAAATATAGAACCTTCTGTTAAGATAGTTGCTGTTGGAGGTGCTATTGACCATTCTTCAGAAATACTTTGACCCGTTGTACCAACTCTACCCCCTGCTGCTAAAGCAGCACTTGATGAACCAGTACCAGATGCAAATCTTCTAGCTGTTGCCATATCATTAAGTTCAGTCCATGAAGTTCCATTCCAACTTTCTGTATTAGCTGATTCCGTAGTCGTATAACCACCAAACATTAAAGCTTCAGATTGTATGCCACACGCCGATCCTTGTCTTCTTGCAGTATTTAAATCTCCTACTTCCGTCCAACTCGAACCATCCCATGATTCAACGAGTGCTTTATTGTCAGGACTATAACCTGCAACTGCTAATGCAGCGGTTTGTGTTCCAACTCCATTTACTCCAAAGTATGCTCTAGCTGAATTAAGATCACCTACCTCTGTCCAATTTGTACCATCCCAAGTTTCTACATTTGCTAGATATGTAGCTGCTACCCCACCTATTGCTAAACCTGCTGTTTGAGTACCAGCGGCAGTAATGTCAGACCTTGCTGTATTCATATCATTTACTTCTGTCCAAGAACTGTTGTCCCAAGATTCTGTAATGGCTACTTGTGTAGTAGTATATCCAGCGGCAGCTAACGCTGCAGTTGATGTACCCATGCCGCTAAGAGAAAATCTTCCAGTATTTAAATCTGCTAACTCCGTCCAAGTAGAACCATTATATAATTCATTAATTGCAAGTGTTGGGCCAGGGGCATGTCCTCCAAAAAGTAGGCTTGAAGTTTGTATTCCTGCTCCACCACCAGCGTTTCGAGCAGTATTTAAAGTTCCACCACTAGACCATGTTGCAGCAGGTATTCCGCCATCAACTGGATCGCTATCTAGTGTTTGTATTGTTACGCCTTTTATTTCCTTATACGTTGCCATAATTAACTCGCTGTAATTGTTTTGTTAGCTAAATTTACTGTCCATTCCTCTGTTGATGTAGCAACAGGATTAGGTGCTCCACCAAAAGATAAAGCACCAGTACCACTGGTACCAGCACCACCCATTTGAAATCTATTAGATGATAATTCTGCTAATTCTGACCATGAAGATCCATTCCAAAATTCTGTTTTATTATTAGCAGGAGGAGCTTCATCACCTCCAAAAGCTAATAAAGAGTTTAAAGAAGAAGCAGACACAGTTGTTCCTGCTCCATATCTAGCAGTATTTAAATCTGAGACTTCTGTCCAAGACGTTCCATTCCATTCTTCAGTTTCAGCATCATAAGTAGTTCCGTATCCTCCAAAAGCTAAAGCTGCAGTGTAACTTGGTCCAGCACCACTAAGCGTGTATCTTGAAGTATTTAAATCAGCTAGTTCAGTCCAAGTAGATCCATTCCAAAATTCTGTTTTACCTGTGAATGGTGGCTCTATTCCTCCAAAACCTATTGCAGCTGTTGATGAACCTACAAGAGCTCCGCTGTTTCTAGTTTGATTTAAATTTGTTGTTTCTGTCCAATTTGTTCCGTCCCAAGTCTCTACATTACCAGTTTTTGCTGATCCATTATAACCACCTGCACATAATGCAGCTGTGTTTGTTAAACCACAACCATAAAAACATTCTCTTCTTTGTGTGTTTAAATTGTTAACTTCAGTCCAAGAGGAACCATCATATTTTTCTGTATTAACAGATACTCCTGATGGAGATCCTGAAACAGGGTCACCAGCAAAAAGTAATGCAGCTGTTGTAGTACCAGCAGAACCTACAGCATTTCTACCATCATTTATACTTGCACCAGATGCCCATGATCCACCAGGTAAATCTGTTATCGTTTCTTTAAAAGTGTTTGTTGTTGAATTAAAATATAATTGTCCTTCATGTATCTGGGTAAAATCTGAAGGTGCTGACCATTCTTCTGTAGTAGCAACAGTGGTTGTAGTGTATCCTCCAGCATAAATACAATCTGCATTTGATATACCAGCGCCATCTGCATAATTTCTTGCAGCTGATAAATCTGCAACTTCTGTCCAACTTGATCCATCCCAAAATTCTGTTTCAGCGTCTACTGTTCCTCCTTGGTTTGATCCACCAAAAATTAATGCTCCTGTATAAATTCCTGCTGCACCGCCATTATATCGTGCTGTATTAATTTCTGATGTTTCAGTCCATGAAGAGCCATTCCATAATTCTGCTTTAGTTTGTACACCTGGTTCTATAGAACCACCCGAACAGATTGCGTTTGTATTGTCCCCTGATACCATAGGACCATTTCTTGCAGTGTTCATTTCAGCTATTTCACTCCAACTTGTTCCATCGTAAGATTCAACTTCACTTGCTACCCCTGGACTTTTCCAACCACCAACACAAAGTGCTTCTGTATAAGCTAAAGAACCAGATCCTAATGAAAGTCTTGCTGTGTTTAAATCGTTTCCTTCAGTCCAATTTGTACCATCCCAAGTTTCTGAATTAGCTACTTTACCTGGAGTTTCACCACCAAAGCCTATTGCTGCAGTTTGAGTTCCTTGGCCCCCTAAATAAAATCTTGAAGTATTTATGTTATTAAGTTCTGTCCAACTTGAACCATTATAAGATTCTGTATTATTAACAACTCCACTACCATTGTTACCAGAGAAAGCTAAACTAGATGAGTTTCCTGTACCACTAGCGCCAAGACCATATCGTCCTGTGTTTAAAGATCCACCACTTGCCCACGCACCCCCTGCTTGTTGACTAACAAGAGTGTCCGTTGACAGTGTTTGAACTGTAAATCCTTTTATATCTGAATAATTTGCCATAGGCTAAAGACTATGGAAGATTATATAATGTAGGTCTTCCGCCAGGTCTATTGGCTTTTTCTTCATCTGACAATGCATCGTAAGCAGCTTGTGCCGCTTCGATTTCACCAGTAACAATAGCTTGTGCTTCTTCTTTTGTTTTAATTGCACCTGCTACTTTACCGATCCATTGATCACCGTAAAGATTATCGCCTACAACCCATACTTCACCAGGATGACCTGAAAGGTGAAACTGTTTTCTCTCTTCATGAGTGAAAAAGTTTTTACCCCAGTTACTCGCTGTACAGTATTTATATGCCATAGTTGCTTCCTCCTTTTTCTTGTTTATAGATCATAATTAACTTGTTGTCACTGACTTAATTTGAAAATCTGCTGCAACAAATACTTCTGTTTCATTATTAAATGGTGCTGGTTGTAAATCATATCCACCTGCGGTAATTGCAGCTGTTGATGGACCAGCACTACCTAGATTTCCTCTACCTGTTGTCATATCACTAACCTCTGTCCAACTACTTCCATCCCAAGCTTCTGTAAGAACTGAAACTGCAGTAGGACTTGGATTACCTGCAAAAGCTAACGCTGCTGTTGATGATATACCAGTTGATCCTATATTTCTTCTAGCAGAATTTAAATCACTTACTTCAGTCCAACTTGATCCATCCCATAATTCTGTCGCTCCTGTATTTGATGGAGTACCACCACCAAAAGCTACTGCACTAGTATTAGTTATTCCTGCTGCGCCAAGACCTTGTCTTCCAGTATTTAAATCTCCAAGTTCAGTCCATGAGGATCCATTCCATGATTCGTTAATTGCTAAAAATGCTCCTGGAGTTCCACCACCAATAGCTAAAGCTGAGGTATTAGTGCCAGTACCTGCTAAATTATATCTACCTGTGTTTAACTCACTAACTTCAGTCCAATTAGAACCATTATAAGATTCTGTTCTAGTATCAGTTGCTGCAGTTGCAGAGTTTCCTCCAAAAGCTAATGCAGCAGTATATGCGGTGCCTGCGGCTCCTATATAACCTCTTCCGTGATTTAGATCATTTACTTCAGTCCAAGAACTGCCATTATAAAATTCTGTTTGAGCACCAGGCCCATTAGGAAATCCACCAAAAATTAATGCTGATGTATTGCTAGCTCCTGCTCCTCCAGGAGCATATCTACCTTGATTTAAATTTGCACCAGATGCCCATGTTCCAATAGGTGCTCCACCATCGTTTATAGTTTTAAATTGTCCTGTTGTAGAGTTGTAATAAAAGTCTCCAGCAATTCCTTCACTTGGATCTTCTGTACGGGTTTGTACTTGAAACCCTTTTATCTCTTTATAACCAGCCATTATTATTTATCCTTTAATAGCCAACCTTGAGTAGAGTCTACGTAAACTAATGTAAAACCAGCTCTTTCAGTTGACACTGTCAAATCTGCTGCAGTACCCTGTATGTTGTGTGAGTTTCTTGCTACTGTTAAATTGTTTGTATCAAAAGTACCTGCATAATCTATTAAAGTTACTTCATCACCAATCGTTGCTGATGAAGGT